CTCATCAGTCGTAGCGTAAGCCATTCCGTTTTGTTTTACAAGCTTTTCATGCAAGCCTAGGGCTAAACTGGTCATTTCGTCGTCTTGACCAAACCAAGAGTTACGCTCTTGCCATGAAACTGCTTTGCTATCACGAACAGGCTTTTGCGACTGTTGTGGTATTTGTACTTCATTTTCTCGTTCTTGTAAAGCTCTGCGTTGCTTAATATCTTCAGAGGCACTTTGTGCTCTGTCCATTTTAATGCGGGCAGTAGTCATTTTTTCCTGAGCATCTACTAACTTATCTGAATCGCCGGCCTCATAAGCCTCACGATACAGTTTTTTAGCCATTTCTAATTCTTGCTCGGCACCGGTTTTAATAGAGTCTACGGCAAAACTTTCCGTATGACTTACCTTACCTTTAAGTGCTTTATTCTCTTCTAAGAGCTGTTTTGCAAAGTTGAGGGCTTCTTGACGCTCCCTATCAGCCTCATCTTTAGCACGGCGTTCGTCATGATAAATCTTCCTAAATCCAGCAATCTTTTGCTTTGCGGCTTCGGAATATTCATCTAATTCGTCATTTTCAAGACTTTCGACAAACTCTGGCTGGGATGGATTGCGACCTCTATCTTCTTTAGGGGTATCGTCTTCCACTTCAATTTCTATCTTTTCCTCATCTGGGAAGGTGTAGTCTTCCATTTCTTGCTTGTTTTCTGACATCGTAATCTCCTTACTTTCGTTTAATACCACGTGGGTCGAGAACTACTGCTTCCACAGAATCGTCGTTAATAATGCGGAATTCACGTCCATGAATGACTAATCTAGTACCAGCGTTCGGGCGCACTAAAATAAAATCACCTTGTTTGCACCATGGTCCATTTGGGAACCTTGCCTTGTCTTGATAACAATCAGGCCCAATATCTACTACAAACAACACTGTAGTGAGCAATTCATCATGCCGACGGGTTTCGTCTGATTTAATGATTCCACTATCGTAAGCCTCTTCTGCCTCAGGGATTGCGCATAAAATGCGGTATCCAGATGGTTTTGGAAGTTGTGTTGCTTTTTCCTCTTGTGACTTATCCATTAATGCAGATAGGTCGACTGCATTAGATAAATCGAGCTTTTCACTCATGCTTTCTCCTTTAACAACATACCGTGTTGTAATCGGTCTGCCCCGTCAGAACGGCAATAAATTGCAGGGTTAATCGTTATCTTCTACTCGGTCTTTCATGTCCAGCACGTATCCACGGGCAATCAAAAGTCCCCGTATTTCGCCGCAAACTCTTTTATATTCTTCAAAAGTTTCAAAGGTACCGGTCGCAGTAGCCTCTTTAAGCTGCTCTAATTTCTCGTCTAATTGCTTAATTAATACGTCAAGTTCAGTCATTCGTCACTTTCTTTTGAGCGTTTGCTAATGTTTGTAAAACCTGAAGACTGTGCTGCTCTTTCGTTTTAGCAATGTCTACGCCTATCTTTGTTCCGTCGTATTCTTCTTTGCGGTCTGCTGCGTCTTTCTCTTTTGCTATCTTGGCGCCCAATTTATGACCCTCTAGCTCTAGGGTGTTTTCCATTTTTTCACGCTCTAGGGCTATTTTTTGCATTTCTAGCTGGGAGTCCATTTGGTCTTTGGCAGCTTTGCGTTGCTGCTCCTGAGCTTTAATTTGGAGTTCCTGCATCTGCATTTGGATGATTGGGTCTTGCGCTTGCTCTTGAGCTTGCTGTTGTGCTGCCTGTGCTTGGTTCTGCTGCAACAGTTGAGTAGAAGCTTGAGCCACCAAACGGGAAATTTGGATTTCGTATTCTTCTGGAATTTCGTCGTCTTCGTCTTTCAGGTATGGCAATGGAGCGCCTAGCTGCTGCTCAATCATCTGGCGATACTTAAATCCATAATGCTCTCCAATATGTGCCTGTAGACTTGCGGTAATTTGCTGTGCCATTGGATTTTGTCCCATGACTTGAGCCGTCATTGGGTCTGTTAGGAAGTTAGTATGCGACATAATGTGCGCATCTTGGTCTTGGGTTATAAACGCTTTTAATGGTTTACCCTGCATCGCATCAATATTTTCTGAGATTGGGTCTCTTGGCTTATGGTCTTCTTGCAACGGGATAAGTTTCTGTGCGTTGCGAATTCCCAACACTTCTAGCATCTGACGGTGCAATACCGGCAGGTTATAGATTTGTGGAGCACCCTGAGCTAACTGAAGTACGGCTTGATACTGCACAATCTTCTGTGCCATCGTAGCGGCGTTAGGGTCAGAAACTGGGATTACTTCTACTAAATCATAGTCTGACTGCTTAGCCCGTGGCGAGCCTTCTTCTGGCTCATAGTCGTAATCTTCTGGAGTGTAATCACGGATGATTTCTTTTAGGAGCTTTAATTCCTGCTTCATTGAGTAGTGAATACGGGATTGAACCGCAGACATTACTTTTAAAGTTCTTTCCAAGATTGCCAGAGTGGTTCCTACTGGGGCATTTGCAGACATATCCGCAATTTTCATATCTCCAGCTGAGGCAAAACGACGCCCCTCTTCCACAATGGTACCTAGTAGACTATAGAGTACTTGGCTTGGCTCTTTATAAGGGAGCGGCATCAAGTTGTCTTTTAGGGTTCCACTTGGAATGTCGGCATCTCTAAATTCTCCAGGGGCTATCGGTGTGTCATCACCTTTGATTCGCAAGCCACGGGTTTTAAAGCCGCCTGGCAAGTTGCTAAGTGTCCCTGCATCCACGAGCTGCCGAATAATACTAGTGCCAGACTTAGCAAAAGCCCCGACAAGGTGAATAAGGCCAAAACAGTAAAAACCAAATCCCGGCACATAGCCATAATGGACGAAATGATTGCGTTTTTGTTTGGTCTCATCTTCTGGTCTCCAGTTTTTACGGATAGACAGGATGGTTTGGCTGCCTTTTTCAATTGTCACCACATAAGGCAGGGCAATTCCAGTAGGTTCGCCGTTTTCATCTACATCTTCGTAGCCCGGAAGGTCTAGGTCTACGTGCATCTCTAATAATTTATAGCGGTCATCCGTAGTTGCACGGAAACCCATCTTTTCAGCAATCTTTTTCTCTACTTCATCAAGGCTGCTGTCTGGTTCTTCCAGCTCAATATCACGATAAAATCCAGCAAACTGTAATCTGCGCACTTCGTTCTCTGTTTTACGCATAACATGGGTTACACGAGGTGCAGATTGAAGGCTTGATGCGCCATAAGGGACTACGATGTCTTCTGCAGGGATAAACATAGACACTTGACGGTCTAGTCCGGGGTCAAAATACACCTTTTTAAAAGCATTACCTGCTAAACCCAAGCCCCAAATCATTCTTTCATGCTCTGGGCGGTATTCTGTCATCACATCGGTCAATTGATAGTTCATATCATCTTGAACACGCTGCGCTGCGTCTTTTCTTTCTGGGGTTTCCTTGCCAATTAAGCGGGTTTTTACTGGACCTGCCGCTGGAAAAGTTTCCATAATCGTTTCGGATTGGAATTTAACCAATGCCTCGGACAAAAGTGGGTGGTAAACGCCACAAGCGCCTTCCCATGGTTCACTTCTTTCCTCAATCTTCATGCCTAAAAGCTCAAGACCGTCAACATAGGTCTGAATCCAGTCTTTACGGGCAGTAATATCGTCTTCAAAATCCCCCAATAAATCGCCGGCAATCTCTACTAAGTCTTTTTCGCTGATGTATTCAGCTAAGTTAGCATCAAATTCATCTGCAGCCTCGACTTCAGGCTCAAGCTCTATCTCTAATCCGTCAATACCAATCTTTACAGACTCTGGGTCTTCAATTTCTATCTCAATTTCTGGCTCGTTTTCTAATGCATCGAGTCCAATTGGTGCTTGGTATAGGGATTTATCAATCATTTTGTGTCTCTCTTAAAAAATAAGCAAATACTGTTCCGGGAAATTCTCCATCGTACAGTCCAATAATTTCGTAATTTCCAGAAATGGCTGCTCTAAACTCTTCCGCTTCTTTCAATGTTTTAAAGCCCTTGTGAATTTCATTCATATTAATTTCCAATTTCCTTGTAGTGGCTTGTCCACTGAGCCGCCAGCTTTGTAAGCCTTTGACAATGGATTCATTTTTTGAAGTAAGTTTTGCGGTGAACCCCCACCGCCTCCGCCCATAGTTCGTACATTGGTAATCTTTGTTCCAAAATGGATACCTCTGCCAGTGTCACCTTTTGGACTGTTGGAGTTCATAATCTCAACAGGAGTTAAACCAACAGCAGGTTTTGTTTCATATGGCGCAGTACCAAGTCTTGTGCCAGCTTCTTTTGGGCCAAACTTCTCTGTTAGCTCCAATGCTGCTCTGCCAGTAGGCTTGCCCTCAGCATCCATAACGGGTACAAATCTAGTCCCCATTTCGGGGTTTTGAAACACGCCAGCTATGTTTGTTGCAGCTGTTGGCGTCATGTAGACAGTTCTTCCCGACCTTGGCTGCATACCTTCCGTCTTGTCTGTATGGTTAGCAGAACTACGATTTCTGGTTGTAGTTGTATCATCGTGATGGGCATATGTAGAACCTCTTTCGGTTTCAAAGAGGTGGGTTACGCCCGGTAATTTTTCTAGTGGTTCGTAGTCCATAATTAGTAGTATGCTGCCTTGCGTCTAAAGTTAATTGGTTCATCTGCCTCATCTGATGGTAGGCGCACAAAGCCACCCTTCCTATATCGGATTAAAGCTTGTGTGCTCGAATCCACTAAGTCATCGTGTTCGGAATTAGGAAATGCTGCCATTTCTTCAATCACTTCTTCCGCCCAACGTTTTCTTGGTGCCCAGACCTTGCCAGACGCAAACAAGTCTGTTACCGAATTCATACGGGCAATCTTATCATTACCCCTCGTAGGTGTAAACTCTGATACAGGAATACCCATCCTACGTAGCTCAAAGATTAGTGGGCTTCCCGCCGCCTTTGCCTCAACAATAAAGACATCTGGTTCCCATTCTTTATAATACTGAAGGGCTCTTTCCTTCAATTCAGGGAACTCAAGCCGCTCTTTAACAGCATCCAAAAGGATAATGTTGGGCTGCATCTCGTCTTCGTTTAGATAAAAAACACCCCAAGTCGTGCAGGCTGAGTAGTCCGACCGCTCATTTTTTGTGTAAGCCGTATCCCAAGACTGGATAATATATTCACACACCGGAGGTTTTTCTAGCGTCCACTCCTGCCACCACTCCCGCTTTACCAGCGCACCCTCTTCACTCGTAGGTTGTTGTTGGTATTGGGCATTCCACTTAGAAACCGGTAACTCTTCCTTAAGCGCCTGTAATTCCTCTAGTCTCCAGAACTGAGGCCATAGGGCTTTCCCTGACGGCAGGATAGCAGGGAAGTCAATAATCTCCCATGTGTCCCCGTCCCGCTCTATAGAAGACTTTAAAATCTTGCCAGTTAAATCCCGCTTAGACCATCGTGTCATTACGACAATAATCGAACCGCCCGGCTGTAAACGCTGGCGTGGTCCTGAGCCGTACCACTCATAAACCTTATCGTAGACCTCTGGATTAGTGTTTGCTATGGCTGCTTCTTGTTCCGAGTGAGGGTCGTCAATAATGAGCAAATCCGCTCCTTTACCCGTGACGGTGCCTCCAACACCAATAGCAAAGTATTCACCATCGCTATTTGTGCTCCAACGACCAGCAGCCTTGCTATCAGACCTAAGACTGACATTTGGAAATATTCTCGCATATTGTTCACTCCCCACTAAGTTACGGACTTTACGTCCAAAGCCAACGGCTAATTCCGCTGTATTAGAACACTG